ATTGGACTCAAACTGGAGATTTCCAAAAGTCATCAACATTTGGAATTAATGATAAGAACTGGGGATTACTTAGGTGCATCAATGGGGTACAAACATCTGGATGGGGTACAAGCGGAGGTGCTTTCACAAAACAAGCAAATGCAACAATAAAAACTACAAGTTCAGGAAAGGATGTTGATGTAGTTATTGTTGACGCTCATGTAAATCCAAACCACCCAGAATTTGCAGTAAATCCAGATGGATCTGGTGGTGGAAGAGTTAATACTATTGACTGGTTTCAGTATAGTAATATCGTTGGAGTAAATACTCCAAATACGTATGATTATTCCACTCTATCAAGTAATCATGGAACACACGTTGCTGGAACTGCGTGTGGTAATACTCAAGGATGGGCAAGAGATGCAAATATTTACACTATAGAATTTAACTATCCAAGTTCTCCAGTTGCTGATTGGGCGTTGATTTTATTTGATTATCTGAGAGCATTTCATAATAACAAACCAGTAAATCCTGCTACTGGCAGAAGAAATCCAACTATAACTAATCACAGTTGGGGTTATAGTTATGCAAATATAGATTTGAATACAGTATCATCGGTTAGTTATAGATCCATACTTAACAATTTGTCAGTCCTTGACCCAACACAGAAAAAGAATACTTTAGAAGCAAATGGAGTTCCAGTTCCTTTGGGAAATACTCTGTATAGAATTCCAGCAAGATATACGTCCTTAGATGCGGATATTCAAGATGCTATTAATGATGGTATTATAGTGATTTCATCTGCTGGAAATTCATATTGGAATTGTGCTGCTGAAACTTCCCAGGACTACAACAACTATATCGAATTGACTACTTCTCAGCAAATATATCACTCTAGAGGTTCCAGTCCAGGAGCATGTCCTGGGGTAATTTGTGTAGGAAGTATTGACTCATCTCACGTAGAAACTAAATCAGATTTTAGTAATTGGGGAAGTAGAGTTGATGTTTGGGCCCCTGGAGCAAATATAATATCATCAGTGTATAACGCTTCCGCTAGTTCTGAGTTTGGTATTACACTACTGAATGATCCTAGGAGTTCATCATATAAATTGGGATCAATATCTGGTACCAGTATGGCAACTCCTCAAGTATGTGGAATGATCGCATGTTTAGCAGAACAAAATCCATCAATAACACAACAAGATGTTAGAGACTACATAGTTAAGTATTCCAAGCAAAATCAAATCAGATTGCAAGTTGGGCAGCAGGATTGGATTGACTCTGGTGCAAAGATACCTACACAATCACCATATACAGCATTGAGTGAGGATTCAAATAATAGATTTGCTTATTACCAAATTGAAAGACCTTTTAATGGATTGACTTCACCAAAAGCAACATTCAAGAAAAGACCTACAACTGGTCAAGTTTTTCCAAGAGTAAGAAATAGAAGATAGAACTATGGCATTAGTACCTGGATCTGGCGCAGTCATTAGACCAATTTTCAATGAAGAAACATTGGGAGTAGATTCTGTCGTGGTTGAAAAAGGTGGTTCTGGATATAGTGAAATTAATCCACCAAAATTAAGAATTGGTAATTGTGGTAACCCAATTAGGGATGCTGTATTAAAACCAGTGATACACAATGGAAGAATAACTGGAGTGATAGTACTAGACTCTGGTGAGGGTTATGATCCACTCAGAGTTAATTTAATACCCAGAGTACCAGAAGGGGCAACAGAAGTACCAGTTCCAGCAAAAGCACAACCAATATTAAAAGATGACGGATCATTAGAGTACATTAAAGTAACTCAACCTGGAGATAGTCATTTTTATGATGTCGATGTGGAAATACTTGGAGGAGAAGGATCTGGTGCTGAAGCTAGAGCAGTATCAAAATCTGTGACTGGATTGGTGCTACTGAGCCCAGGAAGAAATTATGAAACTGCACCATTCATTAGTATTAGTGGAGGTAATGGTAGGGGTGCTACTGGTGTTGCTGATATTGATAATAGGGGTGTGGTTTCTCCAAATATAGAAGTTAGCAATCCTGGTCAATTTTACCTCAAAGAACCATACGTACTTCTTGTTGGAGGTGGAGGCCGTGGTGCAAAAGCAAAGGCTGTTGTAGACCAAGGTGAAATTGTAAATATAGAATTGATAGATCCTGGAAGCAATTACATCAGTCCACCAAAGGTTGTATTTGCTAGGAATGTAAAGGTAAAGAGAAAGTCCAGAAATAGACAGTCATACAATCCAGAGATATACAATATTAGTGGTATCACAAAGAATATTGGAAGGGCAGATAGCAATATCTACCTAAGTACAACCCAACCATTCCCAGGAAGTGGAGTAATTCTTCTAGAAAAAGAATTGATTAGATACACTGGTAAGGATAGCAATAGACTAACTGGTTGCACTAGAGGACTAAACTTCAGATATGATCAAAGAATAGTACTTGATGATTTACAGGATAATGAAAGCGGAGTAACTTCATATCAATTTAATATTGGAGACAGAATTGTAAGATTGACAGAATCTGCTGATAATAAGATTGCAATTGTATATGATTGGAACCCAACAACTAAAGAACTGTTTGTCGTATTTAAAGTTGATGAACTAGCATTCATTGATGCTGGTGCTCCTGGCGAAAAAACTAACGTTGTTTTTGATGCTGGTGTTTCTGATACTACAGATTCTGGAGATTTACCGCACGTACTAGTTGACGATGAGTTTGGTGTTGTGTATAAATTAACAACTCCATTATCTACACTAACAGGTTTCTCTTTCCAGGACACTGAAGAATTTGATGGATTGGGTAATGGTCTTCCCGATTTGTTTAATACTAATACTGGATTTGCAAATCAAATCAATCTCGATGGAGGTATCCCATCCACATTATATGGTATTGAAGAGACTCAGGGTGGACAAAATACGACTCTATTTGTAGTGGGAGACAAAATTAAAGATTCTAGTCTACCATTTAAGATCGCGCAAATTCAGGATGCTGGAGCGTTGGATGAAGGAGTTGATCATTTTGCTACTCTCACTTTACAGATGGATACTTCAAATCCAAATTATTATAATAATATAGATTATACTGTTGGTGAGGTAGTCACTGGTACAAATTCTCAGGTTCAGGCAACTGTCAAGTCTTGGGATCCAATCAATAAAATTCTAGTACTCGAAGATGTCGTACCATATGATACTGGTTCAATTGAAGATGGAATAATTTACGAATTCTCACAAAATTCCACTGTTATTGAAGTTAGAATCAATTCAGTTGGATATAATTATACTTCAGCACCAACTGTGACTATATCCGATACTGGAACATTCCAAGCAACCGCTACTGCAACTATTACTGCAGACCAAGTTACATCAATTGCTGTAACTAATGGTGGATATGGATACTCAACCAAACCAACTGTTACTATTACCAATGGAGGTGGACAAGATGCTATCGCTGAAGCAATCTTGGGTGGAGAAAAGTTACAGGGCCAAAATGGTGCGTTGTGGAAGATAAAAACTTTAAATTATGACGTACAAGTTAGAAACGATAATTTTTAACAACTAAATATAACAGGTAGATTAATTACAGTTATAGGGAAAATAAATGTCTGCACTCCTTACGGATCAATTTAGAATATACGCAGCAACAAAATTCATCAAATCGCTAGAAGGTCCAGATCCTCAAGCGACTGATTTATCTGCAGGTGCTGATAGAGATCGTCTTTACGTTTTTATTGGAAGACCACAAACTTGGGAAGATGAAAACAATCCTCCACAAGCTATTGATAGTTTTTCGGAGTATAGCGATTTGTATGATGACATGATCTCTTTGAAAAGAGTTCTTGCAAATGATACGATCCAAGTTGTTCGTAGAATTGATTGGATTCCACCAGAAAAGACAACTGGTGGACTAGGTTATATCTATGACATGTATCGTCATGACTATTCCCCAACCAAAACTGCTGCATCTGGATCTACCCGACTATATGATGCAGATTTCTATGTAGTTAACTCAACATATCAAGTATATAAGTGTATCTACAATGGTACTTCACCATCAGATCCAAATGGAAAACCATCAACAGTAGAACCAACTGGAACTTCAACGTCAATTATCACCACATCTGATGGTTATCGTTGGAAATACATGTACACAATTCCTGTTGCACAGGTTCTCAAATTTTTCTCGTCAGATTATATCCCAGTACTAGTTGATGCTGCAATCAGATCAAACGCATCTTCTGGAGAAATTGACACTGTAGTAATCAACTCATCTGGAACTGGATATAATAATGGTACTTATGATAACGTTCCCATTAATGGTGATGGTACTGGAGGAAGAGTTTCCATCATCGTTGATGGTGGTAAAATTGTTAATGCTACTGTTACTTCTGGTGGTATTGGATATACTTTTGGTAAAATTATAGTAGACCAAATTAATGGTATTGGTACTGGATCTGGTGGTTTAATTGACGTTATCATTCCCCCTCAGGGCGGTCATGGATATAATCCTGCGTTTGAGTTGGGTGGATATCGTGTTATGGTAAATGCCAAACTACAATATTCTGAAGGTGCAGGAGACTTCCCGACAGATAATGATTATCGTAGAATTGGATTGCTAATCAATCCCAATAAGTTTAATACTTTTGAACTTGCCTCAGATTTAACATTGAGTGCTACGAAGGCTGCAATTTTCCCACCATCATTCCAAGGTAATTTCTTTGTTGATGAAATTATCACCCAAACAAAAATTGTTGGTGGTCAACAAGTTACTTCTAGAGGAAGAGTGATTTCATGGAATTCCACAACTAAAGTATTGAAGTACTATCAGAATAAAGTTGATGGTATTTACCCAGAAATTACAGGTTCACTGAATGACTTTAGTGGCAGTAATGTTATTACTGGTAGTTCTTCTGGATCATCAGGAGAACCCGATGTAAACTTCCCATCAGTTCCTGGTACATCCACAAGAACTATCAATAACACAGAATATGACTTGGGTATGAGATTTACATCTGGTTATGCTTTTTCGGAGATTGAAAAGAACTCTGGACAAGTCATCTATATAGATAATAGAAGAGCGATCTCCCGTGCAAACGACCAGATCGAAGATATCAAAATTGTAATCGAATTCTAATAAGGTAGTAAGAGAAAATGCCACAAAATACCAACCTGAACGTCAGCCCATATTATGACGATTTTGATAAGTTTAAGAACTTTTACAAGGTTCTTTTTAGACCTGGATTCCCCATTCAGGCAAGAGAACTTACCACAATGCAGTCTATTCTGCAAAATCAGGTAGAGAGTTTAGGTACTCACTTCTTTAAAGATGGGGCCATGGTTATCCCTGGTCAGGTTGGTTTTGACAATAACGTAGATGGTATTCTGGTTCAATCCAGTTTCCTGGGAACTAACGTAGAAGAGTATAGGACTCAACTCGATGGAGCAATCATTACTGGTCTGACGACTGGGGTAAAAGCAAAGGTAATTTACTCCATTTCATCAGATGAATCGGAGAAGGGATTTATCACTTTCTATGTGAAATATATTGAGGCAGGTGGAGATGATAAGACCATCATCAGATTTTTAGATAATGAACAATTGGTTGCAGATAGAGAGTTGACATTTGGTAACAGTCTCCTTGAGATTGGAAGTCCATTTGCACAACTACTCCCCAATGGTGGAACTACTATTGCTTCTACTGCATATGTGAATACTGGCGTATATTTTATTAGGGGTTACTTCATTGATGTTCCTTATCAGTATGTTATCCTAGATCAATACGGTCAGGATCCATCATATAGAGTTGGTTTGGAAGTTTCGGAATCAATTATCACTTCTGAAGATGATCCTTCACTAAATGATAATGCTGCTGGATCATCCAACTACGCTGCTCCTGGTGGTCATCGTTTTAGGATCAAGACAACACTAATTAAAAAGACACTAGACGATACTGCAGATAAAAACTTCTTAGAATTAATTCGTATTGTAAAAGGTAAGGTACAACAATACGTAGATAGAACAGTTTACAATGAACTAGAGAAGGAACTAGCTAGAAGAACCTACGACCAAGTGGGTGATTTCATGATCAGACCATTTGATATTAAGGTAAGAGAATCTCTCAATGATGGTTTCAATAATGGTGTATATCTCCCTGGAGAAGTAACTCAAGATACTAAAGTTGTTGCGTCTTCAGAACTATATGCGGTAGAAATTTCACCAGGAAAAGTATATCTAAAGGGATATTCAGTAGAAACAACTCAAGCAACTTTCCTAGATCTCCCAAAATCAAGAGAATACAATTGCCTGCAGAATAATATTATCCCATTCGAACTTGGTAATTATACATCAGTACAAAATGTTTATGGAGCTCCAGTAATTACTGGTCCAGATATCACATCATCATACCAAATTGTAGAACTACGAAGCGAGTTTTCATCAACTCCTGGTGTTGCTGCTGGCAACTTAATTGGTGTTGCTAGAGTAATGAACTGGGAGTATTCTGGTTCTGGTGGAGATTTGATTGATGCAAATAGCAATGATACATATAACTTATATCTATTCGATATTTCACTTCACACTAAGTTGAAGTTGTCTGCCTCAACTACAATCGAAGCAGGTTCTCAAGTAGTTGGCAGAATTAGTGGAGCTACTGGTTTACTCAGAGTGTCTCCTGGAGAAGCTTCATATACTGGAGATACTTTAACTCTTACGGATGTTCAGGGTACTTTCAGAATTGGTGAAGTTATTCAGGTAGACGGAAGAGATAAGGGAACAGTATCGGCTGCTCCATATACGTTCAATTTCTCAGACACTAAGCAAATTCTAGGTAGAAATAGTGCTGGTTCTAGCATAATCTTCTCATGTGACGCAAGAGCAACTGAACAATATAGATTAACTGGAACATACTTTACTTATACTAGTGGTACTGGTATTTTAACTGGTTTTAACAGTAACATTGCACCAGAGGTAAAACCTGGAGATCTTCTCTACATTAGTGCAACTCAGTATTTCAAAGTAGATAGTATCCCATCATCATATAACCTATCCACGATTTTCAACTATTCATCTCAAACAATTAAGGTAACTCCTTCTGCTGGATTCTCACCATCTAACAACAGTCAATACCAAACTGTTGTTAGAATACGTCCACAATTAGAAGGTAAGCAGAATGGTGATCTCTTCACTGAGATGCCAAAGAAAGCAATTAAGCAGATAACTGATGAAAGTATGGTGGTCAGGAGAACATATGAGTCTCAGGTCATCAGTAATAGTTTCTCAATCTCTCTTGCTGAAAATGAACAGTTCGGTTCTGTTGAGTTTGAGAACTATAATCTAACTGTAACTGGAGTTTCTGGTGGAAGCTCGTATGCAGTTGGTAATGTAATTCCTCTACAGACAGCACTATCTGGATCTGCTGGATATGCAACATTCAATACATCTGGAACTCCAAGATCTACTATTTCCGTAAGTAATCTTGTTGGGATCACTTCAGTAAGATTGATTGCATCTATTTCTAAGAATGTTGTTACTGAAAAAATTAAAAATTCCAACAAGATGACCGTTTGGAAGGTAAATAGAACTTCCAAACTCAGCGATCAAATTCCATTTGGGCTGTCATACACCAATCTATATGGCACTAGAATTGAAGATAAAGAAATCTCTCTTGGTACCAAAGACGTATATAAACTTCATGCTATATACGAATCGTATGACGATAATGAGGCTCAAGTTCCTTATGTGACACTGGTTGAATCAGCGTTCTTCCAAATTGGATCTCTTGTTACAGGAAAAACATCTGGTGCTAAGGGTATCGTTGTAGATTTCAGTTCAACAACACTAAAACTATCTGTAGTATATCAAACATCAAATCAATTTATACAGAACGAAACAATCATTGGTGTCAATGGACTAGGCATTACAATTCAAGGTCTGGTTAGTGATGCTGATGGATCAATCTTCGCAGGAAGCAGAAATATCACATCTTCGTTTGAATTGCACACTGGAGAGTCATCATTCAACTATGGTATTTCATATTTAAAGAGAAGACCTGGTTCATCTGCACCTATCAGAAAATTAAAGATCGTTGCAGATTATTTCACACATGAATCTACGGGTGATTATTTTAATATCGACTCTTATGTTGGTATTGGATACGATAATATCCCAACATACGTTTCTCCAATTACGTCAGTATCAACTTCAGATTCTCAGGAAAAAAATCTGAGAGACGTGCTTGATTTTAGACCTGGTGTTAAAGATCTTGTAAGTGGTGGTGGTACTGTATCAAATCCATTCTATTTACAGTGCTCTAGTTTAGATTTCAATAGTAGAGTGTATGATGCTCAGGCAACTACTTTTGATATTCCCAAAGTAAATTCTGATTTTAGATGTGATTATTGTTTCTATCTAAGGAGAATGGATACATTATCCGTAGATACTTTAGGTACATTCTTCGTGACGATTGGTACTCCAGCAGAATATCCAACAGTACCACCAGAAGTTGACAATTCAATGCTTTTAGCAGTTATTGCTCATGAGGCATACGGTTTCAATCCTGAAGTGGATTCATTTATCTTCAAAGAAGATATCAGAAGATACACCATGAAAGATATTGCACTTCTAGATAAGAGAATCAAGAACGTTGAATATTACAGCGCACTCAACTTACTTGAGCAAGAAACAAATTCATTAACTATTAAGGATGAGTTTGGTAACGATAAGTTTAAGAATGGATATTTGGTTGATACTTTTGAAAACCAAGACGTTGCAGATTTGGAGAATCCTGATTATAACGCCTCTGTTGACTTGACCAACAGACAGATGAGACCTTCTCACTACACCACCAATATTCCTCTGCAAATTAATCTATCACAGTCCAGCAACATTTCAATTAATAATAGAATTGTAACTCTTCCATTTACTGATCAGTTGCTTATTGAGCAGCCATATGCTTCACAGGTTGAGAACGTTAACCCATTTAATGTCTTTACTTTCCTTGGTTCAATTCAACTAAATCCATCTAGTGATGACTGGGTAGAAACTCAGGTTGCACCAGCCTTAGTGACTCAGATTGAAGGTAACTTCCAGTACCAGGCAGAAAAAATCAGAGCAGATCAGAATGGTCTTGGTCCTGCTATGTGGAATGCTTGGGTTGAAGATTGGTCTGGTTCAAGAACTACAGTAACTAATACTAGTTCTTGGAACTGGGGTAACTCATGGGGTGTTAACAGAACTGTAACAACCACTGGTATCATCGAGAGAAGAACAGGTACTCAACAGAGACTAGTCACCAGATTCGATAACAGAAGTCTAGGATCACGTATCGTTTCAAGACAAAACGTACCTTTTATTAGATCAAGAAACGTTTCATTTATTGGTGAAAGACTCAAACCATCTTCACAATTCTTTGGATTCTTCGATAATGTTCCAGTATCAACTAATATAACTCCAAAGATTATTGAACTAATTAAAAATCCATCGGAAGATGCTGCAACCACAAACAACCCATTTGTAGTTGGAGAAAATGTATTTGCATATAGAATCACATCGAGAAATGCTACTGGTGGTGCAATTACAGAATCTATTCCCATCTTTAGAGCAAAAGTTGCTGCTCTTAATGATGGATACAGATTCAACCCATATACTGACATTGAATTAGCGGAGCAATATTCTTCAACTACTGCATATCTAAACATTGATACCGACGCTCTTGCCTCCCAAGCAAATGGTACTTACTTTGGTAATATTGAGATTGGTTGCATTTTAATTGGTCAGACATCGAACGCTAGAGCAATTGTAAGAGATAGAAGATTGTTTACAGATAGGAAGGGAACTGTTAAGGGATCATTCTTTATCCCAAGAGCAGATGGTCCCACAAATCCTCGCTGGGCAACTGGAAGAAGAACATTTGTTCTTTCAAATAGTTCAACAAACCAGGTAGGAATTCCAGGTGGTACAACAATTTCCAACGCTCAAATTGGATACGAGGCAACTGGTATTCTTGAGACAAATCAGGAAACAATTCTGGCGGTAAGAAATGCTGAGATTGTAACTGATCAACTGCGTCAACAAATTACTACAAGTAGAACAAGAAATGAACAAGTAACCCTTGGTTGGTATGACCCTCTAGCTCAATCATTCATTGTTCAGGAAAGGGGTGGTTGCTTCATCTCTAAGGTTGAAGTATTTTTCGCAAGTAAAGATCAAAATATTCCTGTCACTTGTCAGATCAGAACAATGGAGAATGGTTCCCCAACCAGCAAGATTCTACCAATGTCTACAGTTACTGTATATCCAGAAAGTGTAGAGATCTCAGAGAATGCGTCAATTCCAACTACATTCAAATTCCCAGCACCTGTATACCTAACTGATACACAGGAGTATTGTTTTGCAATTCTATCAGATTCTAATGAATATACTATTTGGATTTCTGAAATGGGTCAGGTAGATATCACTGGAGATAGAACAATCTCAGCACAACCATATGCTGGTGTTCTATTCAAATCTCAAAATGCTTCCACATGGTCACCAAATCAACTGCAGGATCTCAAGTTTAATGTATACAGAGCTAACTTCGATACCTCTGGCGGTAAGTTGACTCTAAACAATGCGGATCTCGATATTGGAAATAGAGGTGTCATCAACTTGAGAGAAAATCCAATTGAGACCAAGAAGGCGAATCTAACATTGACGATGAATGATGATCTTGCATCATACACTCTCGGATCTAGAATTTACCAAAAGACAACCAACGCTTCTGCTACAATTATTGAAGTTAATACTAATGCATCACCAAATCAAATTACAGTAACTGATATTGAAGGTCAATTTGTTCAGGGCGATCAAGTCGGTGATGTTATCACATATCCAATCGTAAGTAGTCAGTCAACATCAACATTATATGTTTCTACTCAAGTAGGTGTTCTAACTGGCAACTATGCTATTGGTAAGACAGTAACTGGTCAAACATCTGGTGCAACAGCAATCATTACTGGATGGAATATTGGTAATGGTCAACTACAATTGAACTATATTTCAGATCAATTTGAAGTTGGTGAAGTACTAAGACAATCAAATCCAGTTGTAGATAGTACAATTCTTTCATCTCCAGCGGCGCCAGTGTATGCAGGAGATTCCTACAATAAGTACATTTCTACCCCACCATCATTTGCATCTTCGGAGAGAAGAGTTAAGATTCTACATAGTAATCATGGTATGCATGATATCACAAACTCTGTAGTCATCTCAAATGCGGTATCTGAAGTTTCACCAACAACATTAAGAACATCAATTACTACAACAGATCTCACTCTATCTGTTGCTGATGCTACTGCATTCCATAAAACAATCAATGGATTGCCTATTGGTAGCGACAACCCAGGTTATTTGAGAATCAATGGTGAAATTATGGCATATACTGCCATTACTGATGAGAATACTTCAATCACGATCAAGAGTGTGAATGGCCGAGGTATTTCGGGAGGCGCTGCTATTTCAAACCATACTGAGGGTGATTTAGTCGAATGCTATAACTTAGATGGTATTCCATTGATTGAAATCAATAAATCTCACGATGCTGTATATGATACAACATTGGATACATATGAAATTGAAACTAGTTCCATCTCATCCGTTGGAATTTCTGGCGGTGGTTCTAATGTAACTGCTTCACAAAATGTTTGCTATGAAGTATTAACACCTCTGATTGGACATGTTACTGTTAATGGAACTGATATTAAGGCAAGATTAAATAGTGTAACTGGAACGTCAATTGGCGGTGATGCTACATCGGAGCCATCATTTGTTAACACTGGAGACTATAGACAGGTAGATATCAATGAATCAAATAACTTAGGTTCACAGTTCTTGGTACTATCTAAAGTCAATGAGAATGCTAAATTATCTGGTAATAAGTCAATGACATTAGAATGTCTATTGAATTCAGATTCAAACTTAGTATCTCCAGTGATTGATTTGGATAGATGTAGCGCAATCACAACAACAAGCAGAATTAATAATCCATCAAATTGGCAGGATGCTGCTCTTGCTACTGGCGATCCTCATGATGCTGCGTATATTACTAGAATGATTTCTCTGGATAATCAGGTGTCAAGATCGATCAAAGTATACTTTGATGCTTATAGACCTGGAAACGCAACAATTAGAGTTCTTTACAGAGCAGTACCAGTAGGTTTTGCTGGAGCAGAAGAAGATATTGCTTGGAGTTTCTTCAATACTGATGGAAGTCCTGATAACCCAGTTCTCCCAGTAAATGACGAGATCTTCAAACAGTATGAATACACTGCTTCTGGACTCGAATTTGTCAAGTTCCAGATCAAAATCGCCATGTCTTCAACAAATCAGGCAAAGGTACCTAAAATCAAATACTTCAGAACAATTGCGACTGCTTCATAATGGAAAATAATTTTTTAAAAATAGAGAATCATAATGATTTGGTCAGAGATCCCTCTACCAATGCTATCATAAATAAGAATGAAACCGAATATCAGAACTATCTTAGAAACTACGAAAGGTTGAAAAGAGAGAAGGAAGAGTTACATAATCTAAAAGATGATGTAGAATCCCTAAAATCTGATATTGGTGATATTAAAAATTTATTAACAAAATTGATTGAGGTAAAACAACATGACGATTGAGACAACTGATTCTGGTGAACTACTTAATTCTTTCCGTACTCGTTACCAATCTTTGGTCACAGAGAATCAACAACTAGCACAAAAGATTAAGGAAAATGAAGTACAAGCACTAAAATTACTAGGTGCTATTGAAACACTAGAATTTCTTGAAGCAAAGACTGAAGAACCAGTGATCAAAGAAGATTGATATAATCTAAGTTATCTTTATGGGGGTTAATAACCCCCATTTGTTTTTTATAAATACATAAAGAGAATCATATAGTATATCTAACAAATTTGGGATAATCACCGATGGCAAATAGAATTCAATTAAGAAGAGGATCTGCCCAAGAATGGTCCAACGTTAACCCCACATTAGCGATTGGAGAGCTTGGCATTGAAATCGATACTGGACGTATTAAGATCGGTGATGGTGTTACATCATGGAACTCGTTAAGATATGAGAGACCACTAGAGTCAGTAGCAAACAGTGCAAACACTCTTGTACAGAGAGATGCTGATGGAAATTTCTCAGCAGGATCTATTACAGGTACACTTATTGGTAACGCTGCTACCGCAACTCGATTAGCAAACGTTCGTCAAATTGCACTATCTGGTGACGTTACTGGTTCAGCAACCTTTGACGGTTCTGCAAACCTAAACCTATCATCTGCTCTTGGATTAATCCCAACTTTACCACACTATGATGGAACAGTCAACAGTTCTGGTACTTACATCAGAGTTACTGTTGACGCAAAGGGAAGAATTACAGACGGAGAAAACCCAACCAATATTGCAGACTTTGGCCTTGATGGAACCATAGAAGGTGAGTCTGCACAAGCATTTGATAGAGACCTTCAAGCGATTGCCGATCTATCTACAACTGGTATTCTTGCTCGCGTCTCTGACGGTAATGTTGCAACCAGAACTGTTACTGGTACACCTGGAAGAATTTCAGTAGTTAATGGTTCTGGTGTTGCTGGAAACCCAACTCTAGATCTAATTAACACAACTGTTACTCAGGGTACATATAATACTCCCACTATTGCTGGTAACACACAAACAATTAAGGCAACAAGATTTACTGTTGACCAGTGGGGAAGATTTACATATGCAGAAGATTTCCCAATTGCTACTGCAGTAGAAGGAACTATTTCACCAACTTGGGCAACGGGTAATACATATTCAAGATATGATAAAGTTGTCTATAATGGTAGATTATACGAAGCACTAAGTTCTGGTACATCAGGTGCAACACCACCAACGCATACTTCTGGAGATATTACCGATGGTGTTATCCTGTGGAGACATCAAGGTGTAGTAACTACTCGTCAAAAGGGACTAGCATCATTTGCACAAGAAGACTTTGATGTTAATGCAGACGGTCACGTAAGTATTGCATTTAATGGTGTTGATAATACACAACTACAAAATAATCAAGTTCGTTTTGCAGACGGATCCACATATACCGCATACGAACTGGATAATGAACTAACAGCATCTACTGGTTATAGAGGTTTAACTACAATTAATGATCTATCAGTAAATGATACATCTGGAAATCCACTAATACGCAGTATCAATAGTGACAATCCAGCAACTAGTAATGTTGATATCAATACTGTAACTGCAAATATCTTCTCGGATATTACTCTAGATAAAACCAGCACTACAGTACAGACTATTAATCGTGCTGGTTCTTTAACTATTTTAATGGATGCAAATACTGCATCTAACCGCTTCCTAAGATTTACAGCAAATAATGCTGGAACTGGTGAAGCTAAGATGGAGATTACCGCAGACGATTCCATCTTACTCCAATCGACAAACTCAACAATAAGTGTTTCTTCATCTCAGCAAATTTCACTAATTTCTAGTGGAGCAGATGTCAGAGTAGAAGATATATATTTCTCTGATAATGCAATCAGTTCAACCAATTCTACAATTATTCTAGATCCTGCTGGAGTTGGAAACAATACTGGTACTGTTCAAATTAAAGGTGATCTATTAGTTGATGGTACAACAGTAACAGTCAATTCAACAACAATGACAGTTGATGATCCAATCATCACTTTGGGTGGAGATACTGCTCCTGCATCTACCGATGGAAAGGATCGTGGTGTTGAATTCAGATACTACGACACACAAGCAAGACTAGGTTTCTATGGTTGGGATTCTGGTTACACAACTCTAGCAGGAACTACTGGTGGTTATCGCTTCCTCTACAATGCAACAAATACTTCTGAAGTCTTTTCTGGTACTGATGCTGGTGTTATTGCTGGCAACCTTGCCCTCAGTAGTAACGTTGGATCAACTAGCACTACAACAGGCACCCTGGTAGTCACAGGAGGCACTGGAATCAGTCAAAACCTATGGGTGGGTGGTAATCTCAATATTGCAACCAACAGCACTCTACAAGGCACTCTAAGCGTCACTGGAAATACAACCCTGAATAGTAATGTAACCTTGGTGGGATCTGACACGGCCTCCACAGAACTATTCAAGATCCAAAATGCTTCCTCTGTTGATAAATTCTCTGTAGACTCTGCTACTGGAAATACATCTATTGTAGGAACTCTTTCTGTTACTGGTAATACAACTCTCAATAGCAACGTTACCTTAGTAGGTTCTAATACCGCGGCTACAGAACTATTCAAGATTCAAAATGCTTCTGCTGTTGATAAATTTGTTGTAGATTCATCTAGTGGTAATACCACTATTTCTGGAACTCTTGGTGTTACTAGTGCAACTACACTAAGTTCAACTTTAGGTGTAACTGGGGCAACAACATTAACTGGAAATGTAACTCTACAAAACGCTTCATATCTGTACTCACAGAATAACAACACTCCAACAATTGCCGTCGATGGAAGCAATAATTACATCATTTCTGGTGGTGATTATGGGTCATTTAGATATGATGGTGGTGGATATATTTCTGGCGATGTACTGTTCGCAAGCGATGTATTTGTTAACGGTGCAATTAACGTTAAGGACTCTGGAGACACTGGCGTTGCGTCTACTGTTAACAACATCTCAGTTCGCTATAAAGCAACTCTAGGAACCCAAATTGCATATACTCCAACACATGCATCAGATACAACTACTAACTTAAGAGTTGTTGGTGGTGCTGGTATTCAAACTGACCTTTATGTTGGTGATGATTTGTATGTTGGAAAATTAAATTCTGGTGATACAGTTAAGTTCTCCGTTCTTGGTGAGTCTGGTGACACTTCAATTAGTGGTACTCTAGCAGTAACAGGTAATGCAACCTTAACTAGCGATCTTGCTGTAAATGGTGGAGATATTACCACCACTTCCTCAACTGCCACATTATTCAATTCTGGTGCGACAACATTAAATATTGGTCAGGCAGCAACTACTATTTCAATTGGTGCCACAACAGGTACATTAACTGTAAGAAATGCCAATACAGTTATCACTGGAAACTTAACTGTCAACGGAACAACAACTACAGTAAACTCAACAACTATTACTGTTGATGATCCAATCATCACTTTGGGTGGAGATACTGCTCCTGCATCCGACGATAATAAGGATCGTGGTATTGAGTTTAGATACTTCGATCTATCGGCTAAGTTGGGTTTCTTCGGATGGGATGATTCATCTGCTGGTTATAGATTCTTAGAGAACGCAACCAACACTTCTGAAGTATTCTCTGGTACAGATGCTTCACTATTCGCTGGTTCACTAACTCTATCAAAGGCAGGAACAGCACTAAGCGTAACTAACAATGCATCTATTGGAGGAACATTAGGAGTAACTGGTGTAACTACATTATCCAGCACTTTAGGTGTAACTGGTACAACTACGCTAACTGGCCAGTTGACTGCAAATGGTGGTGCATTAATCAGGAACGTAAGAGTTGGTCTAACTGCAGTTAATGAAATTGATACCTCTTCAGGAAACCTAATTTTAGATTCTGCTGGAGGTACTGTACAGATTGAAGATAACGTAACTATTACAGGAACTCTAACAGCAAATAATGCGGATATTGTTGGTACTGCAAGAGATGCAAGAAAGTGGACTACTGCAAGGACAATTTCACTTGGAACTGACCTATCAGGAAGCGTTTCCATTGATGGATCATCAAACGTTACTCTAGGTGCTACGTTATCCAACACTGGAGTATCTTCAGGAACTTACACTAAGGTAACTGTAGATACTAAGGGAAGAGTTACCTCTGCTACTCAAGCAAGTACCTCTGATATTTCCGAGGGTTCCAATCTATACTTCACTGATGAAAGAGTTCAAGATGCTGTAGCAACTGCTCTCACAACAAACGCATCACATAATGGAATTTCAGTATCATACAATGATGCTGGAAATGCAATCAATATTAGCAGAAATACTCTTTCATATACATATCAGAACTATAGTGGTACTGGTTCAAGAGTTGCATTCCAAGCAAATTCGGGAAGAAATACAGCAGATTTATTAGTTGTTGCTGATCGTCTACTTCAGACACCAGTTGTCGATTATAACTATTTTGATCAAGTATCATACGGATCTGTTGGTGGTCATACTGGTGAAAGCACTATTACAGTACCATCCAACGTTGGATTGACTACTGGTATGCCAGTTTCTGGTAACGGTATTGGTTCTGGTGCAGAGATCACAAATATTTCTGGAAATACTATTACTCTTTCTGCAGCGAATACATCGTTCCTGAAGAGAGCAACTATTGCAACAATTGGTACTCCAATTGGAGCTAACGTTCCATCTGCGAGTAACCAAACATACACTAATGTTTCATCTACAACATCAGGTGCTGGATCTGGAGCAACATTTAACGTTTCGAGAGGAACTGCTGGTGTTATTACTTCGGTTACAGTAAATAACGGTGGTACTAACTACTCCATCGGAGATACTGTTGTGATTCCTGGTACTAACGTTGGTGGATCAGCGCCTACAGATAATATTACGTTTACCGTATCCTCCACAAGCACAACTACCACAACTGCTACATTCTCACCAATTGTCAAATTCACTTCCGCTCCAACAGCGGGTAGTAATAATGTAACCGTAAGATATCTACCACTATAAGAGATCTACCATGTCAGCATCAAAACCAGCAACCAGAACAGAGTTCAAAAATTATTGCCTAAGAAGATTAGGTTATCCTGCAATTGACATCAACGTTTGCGATGAGCAACTGGATGACCTAATTGATAGAGCATTAACATACTACCAAGATTTTCATTATGAAGGTAGTTACAGAGCAATCATTAAAATTGAAGTTACTGAGCAGATGAAAACTGCTGCGGCTGGGACTGCTCCAATTGCAAATACCGCATGGAGCGAATCGACTCAGTATGTTGAACTCCCACCTGGAGTTCTTGGAGTAGATAACGTATATACACAAGTAAGTACTTCATCATCAATTCCAGGAAACATTTTCAACATCAAATATCAGTTATTCCTGAATGATATCTACGCATTTACGAATAACCAGATTCTACATTATTATATGGTTCAGAACTATCTCGAAACTCTTGACTGGGTTACTAACTCAAGATTATACAAGAGATTGAGATATACTGCAAATACAAATAGACTATATGTTGATATCGATTGGTCGGAATTGGGTGTAGGAGAATTTGTAGTTGTTGATTGTTTGATGGGAGTAGATCCAACATTATATCCAAAAACCTGGGATGAAACTTGGTTGAAAGAATATGCAACTGCATTATTCAAAGAGCAGTGGGGGCAGAACCTAAGTAAGTATGATGGAATTCAAATGTTAGGTGGTGTTACCCTAAATGGAAGAAAGATTCTAGAAGAGGCAAAACAGGAACTCCAGGATCTCAAGGAAACTCTAAGAGATACATACGAATTACCACCACTAGACATGATCGGTTAATGCCATGCCAGATACCTGCAACCAATCTCCAGATCCATCACCATCCTGTAGGCTTCGTTTAAACGGAACTACAGCAGAGCAGAATTTACTTGAGAATTTGATCACAGAATCAATCGATATCTATGGTCAAGATGTTTATTACATTCCAAGAACTCTTGTGAAGGAGGATGATCTTTTCAAAGAAGATACTATGTCTAAGTTTGAGAGTTCCCATCCAATCAGAGCATACTGCAATACTGTAGATGGATGGGAAGGACAGGGAGACCTTCTAACTAAATTTGGAATCAGGATCGAAGATAAGACTACCTTTGTGGTGTCCAGAAAAAGATTCACCAGTGCTGTTGATGATAACGCATCCCTAATTGTTGAGGGTCGTCCAAATGAAGGTGATTTGATTTGGGCACCATTCTCAAGTGACTTATATGAAATCAAGTTTGTTGAACACGAAAAACCTTTTTACCAACTAGGTAAAGGTTATGTTTGGGAAATGAAGTGTGAACTATTCCAGTACAGCAATGAGGATCTTGATACTGGTATCTTAGCAGTAGATGAGATTGAAGATGAAGATGGATATACTCTAGATCTCACCTTTGCTCCTGGTGGAACTGGTAACTTCTCTAATGATGAAGTTGTTACTGGATCTACTTCTGGTGCTACTGGTGAGGTTGTATCTTGGAATCCAACCACAAGAAAACTTGTACTAAATAAATTAACTGGCATATTTCGAGATAACGAAATTGTTGTCGGAGAAGATTCAAATGCTTCATGGGCTATCAATGTTCTAGATTCTTTCAATATGGAAACATTTGAAGGAGCTCAGAACAAATACTTTGAAGTTCAGGGAGATATGATCTTAGACTTTAGTGAACAAAATCCATTTGGGGATATTGGAAATATGGGAGATAGATTCTAATGTTGGGAACTTACACTTACCACGAAATCATTAAGAAGACTGTTGTTGGATTCGGTACTCTATTCAACAACATTCAGATTCGTCGTACATCAAATAATAAAACTGAGGTAATGAAAGTTCCCTTAGCATATGGACCTGCAGAAAAATTTCTAGCAAGGTTGAGGCAGACTCCAGATCCTACACAATCTAAGATTCAGATTACCTTACCAAGATTATCGTTTGAGATTACAAGTATCAAATATGATGGTGATAGGAAGGTAGCACCAACTCAACAAATAAAATACAAAAATCCAGAGGCTCAGGATGGCATGTATACATCATATATGCCAGTACCATATAATATCGGATTTACTCTCTCAATAATATCAAAAAATCAAGATGATGGTCTTCAGATTCTAGAACAGATTCTACCATATTTCCAACCATCTTACAACTTAACTATAGAAATGATTCCAGAAATTGGAGAAATTAAAGATATTATAATTAATTTGGATGACGTGAGTTACGATGACGATTATGATGGAGAACTTGATAAGAGAAGATCGTTAGTATATAATTTAACATTCACCGCAAAATCTTATCTATATGGTCCTGTAAGAGAACCTTCTGTCATTAGGAAATCTATAGTGGATACTTATTCATCTATAGATACAGTAGAGGCACCAAGAGTTCAAAGATATACAGTTCAACCAGATCCATCCGATGCAGATGCTGATGATGATTTTGGTTTTAATGAAGTTTTCTCCGAATTTACTGATGCACAAAAATGGAACCCTGCTACTGGAGAGGATGAACCCGTATGAGTACGTTTGATGGATTAGATGAAGTTTTTAATGTGGAACCAAGTGAAATTATTGAGACACCTAGAGAGGAAATTGTCCCACTATCGCAGAAACCAGAACTACAACAAGACTATGAAGTAACAAGAGCACAACTTCATAATCTTGTGATGAAAGGTCAAGAAGCCATCGACGGTATTCTTGATGTTGCAAGAAGTTCAGACCATCCAAGAGCATATGAAGTTGCTGGACAACTTATCAAGAATGTTGCGGATGTTGCTGACAAACTAATCGACCTCCAGAAGAAGATGAAAGACATCGATGAGAAATCAGCAACTAAATCAGGTCCTACTACAGTTAATAATACTATGTTTGTTGGATCGACATCAGAGTTGGCAAAACTCCTCAAGCAAAGTACCAAAGAAACTAAATAAAACATAGGAAAGAAATTAACTTCGGAGTTTACTATGTCCGTTTTAAAAGTTGTACAAAATATTGCAGCAGTAGAATGCACAGGTGGTAACGCATCACAATCTTCTGCCGTCATTGTAAGAACTGGTATCTATCGTTTTACTGCTGATGCTTCTGATGCTATTCACGTTGCTTGGGGAGGAAACCCAACAGCAGTAAAGGGAAATGATTTCCATATCCCAAAAGAGAACTCCGAACTTGTAAAGTGTGCTTCTCCAAAGAACGCAAAAATTACAGCAATTACTACTGGTGCAACAAATACAGTAATTACCTGTGATCAAGATGGTAGAAAACCATCTCACCCATTCAACGTTGGTGACTATGTGACTTGCACAGGCTCCTCTGTTGCTGCATATAATACTGGTATTGCTCACCTTGCTGTAACAGCAGTAACCGATACAACTATTACAGTTGCACATAATTCATCTGGTTATTCTGCTTTTACTGGCACTGCAACTCTTTCAAATTCTATTAAGTTCTCAGTAATTCCAGATGGTAACGGTGCTGCTACTGGACATGTTACTGAAGTTCAAATTGTTGGTGGTTGATCATGAAAAAGAGAGTACCTACTGAAAAAGAAATTGCCACTAAACATGGCGTTGACGTTGACTACGTGATCCGTCAAGCAGAAATCGGTTCTACTGTAGAGCGTGAGCATGTAACGGATCACAAAGCAGCATACGGTATTGCTCTCCAACATATTGCTGAGTTTCCCGATTACTATAAGCACTTGCTATCAATGGAAAAGAAACTTAAGAACGAATGGGAAAAGAAAAAACCCATCAAAGAAAATCACATTGCCATCAATAATGGTACTGAATTAGATGACGAAGGTGCTATGGCACTAGGACAACTTGATGAGATTGAGCATTACATCAAAATGCTCCGTCAAACTATCACATCTCCAGACTATCAACTTCCTGGTTGGGTTCAAGCAAAGTTAGCACTATCAGCACATAATCTAAATGCTGCTGCAATGTATTTGATGACTAAGAATGAAGAAACTGAAATGAGATCATTCGGTCAATACATTAAAGAAGTTGCTGCATGGCAACGTAAGGAGGGAAAGAATCAAAGTGGCGGACTCAACGAAAAGGGTCGTAAGTCATATGAACGTGAAAATCCTGGAAGCGACCTTAAAGCACCTTCAAAAGAGGTTGGAAATTCCCGCAGGTCGTCATTCTGCGCTAGAATGAAGGGCATGAAATCTAAACTGACTTCTAAGAAGACAGCAAGCGATCCAGATTCGAGAATAAATAAATCGTTGAGGGCTTGGAACTGCTAATGTACCTTCTAAATGCAAATGATATCAATCGCTTAATTAGAGCATGTGAATTATATAAGGAGGAAACAGGATCGGAATACATGGTAGAAGAATACCAGCATCTCATAAATAAGTTGAAGACTTATAGAGAGCAAAATCTACCTCATGAATCCGAATGACATTTATCTTGGTAATCCCAACCTAAAAAAGGCAAACGTATCTGTTGAATTTACTCAAGATCAAGTTGAGGAATTTATCAAATGCTCGAAAGATCCTGTCTACTTTGCCAAGACATACATCAAGATTGTTTCTCTTGACGAAGGCCTTGTCCCATTTAAGATGTGGGACTTCCAAGAGAAACTAATCGAGAACTTTCATAACAATCGATTTAATATCGCAAAACTACCGCGTCAGACTGGAAAATCTACGACGGTAGTTTCTTATTTGCTACACTATGCAATCTTCAATCCCAACATCAAGATCGCAATTCTAGCAAACAAGGCAGAGACTTCTAGAGAATTGTTATCGCGTCTTCAACTCTCCTATGAGAACCTTCCTAAGTGGATGCAGCATGGCGTTATATCGTGGAACAAGGGTTCGGTAGAACTGGAGAATGGATCCAAGATCATCGCTGCCTCAACGTCTTCTAGCGCAGTCCGAGGAAACTCATTCAACATCATCTTCCTGGACGAATTTGCGTTCATTCCAAACAACATTGCAGAGCAGTTCTTCTCCTCTGTGTATCCTACTATTTCGTCTGGTAAGTCAACCAAAGTTATCATCATCTCTACTCCAAACGGGATGAACATGTTCTATAAACTTTGGCATGATGCTGAGAGGAGAAAGAACACTTACATTCCACTAGAAGTTCATTGGTCTCAAGTTCCTGGCAGAGATGCTAAGTGGAAAGAAGAGACTATCGCTAACACTTCCCTTAGACAGTTCACTCAGGAGTTTGAGTGTGAGTTCCTAGGATCGGTTGATACTCTAATCAATCCAGCGAAACTCAGAAACATGGTCTATGACGATCCAATTCAATCTCATGAAGGATTGGACATCTACGAAGAAGTCAAAGCAGACCATCAATACTTAATGACAGTAGATACTTCTAGAGGAACTAGTCAGGACTACTCAGCATTTATTATTGTAGATATCACAACCATTCCATATACTATAGTTGGAAAATATCGCAATAATGATATCAAACCAATCTTACTTCCAAACATTATCCACAAAGTAGCACAAAACTATAACAAGTCATATATACTAATAGAGGTTAATGACATTGGCGCACAAGTCGCTGATATTCTACAATATGATCTAGAATATGAAAACTTGTTAATGTGTTCCATGCGAGGTCGTGCTGGACAACTAGTTGGATCTGGATTCAGCGGTAAGAAGGCTTCGCTTGGAGTTAGAATGACTTCTGCTGTGAAGAAGGTTGGATGTTCCAACTTAAAAGCACTAATAGAAGAAGACAAGTTAATTGTCAAAGACTACGATATTATTAGTGAATTGACGACCTTCATCCAAAAAGGAAATTCATTTGAGGCAGAGGAAGGATGTAACGATGACTTAGCGATGTCCTTGGTTATATTCTCATGGTTGGCGATGCAACCCTACTTTAGGGAAATGACGAATAATGATGTTCGTCAGAGAATTTATGATGACCAAAGAGAAGCGATTGAAGCGGATATGGCTCCATTTGGTTTTATTGTAGACGGAACGGAAGATGAGACTTTTGTTGATGTCGATGGAGATAGGTGGCACTTGGATGAATATGGAGATCGAGCATTTATGTGGGAGTACATCTAAAAAACCCAAATTATAAATATTTCTAGAAACCAACCACGAAAATCTCTCAGGAGAATAAGTAACATGGCATTAAGTCAATTTTCCCCAGGTGTTGTTATCAGAGAGATTGATAACACTACAGTAAGTACATCTTCAACCCCAACATATGCATCTTTAGTTGGTCCTTTTGCTAAGGGTCCAGTTAATGAAGTACGTGTTGTTTCAACTGAACAGCAACTAGAACAGGTGTTTGGAAAGCCAAACGATAATAACTATGAGTACTGGTTCTCCGCTGCTCAGTACCTCCTATATGGTGGAACAATCAAAGTTATTAGAACAGATGCAGCAGATCTAAAGAACGCTGTAAGTAATGGATCAGCAGTAAAGATCCAGAACAATGTTGTATACGAAACAACCTTTGAGTCAAGTTCACCAACATG